ATAAATTAGAAGTAAACGGCTCAAATGCTTCATTAGAACCAATTACACGAGCTGAACTAGCTGTTGGTGGACAAGTTGTTACTAAAGAGTTTCTAACACCATATAAAAGGATGTCAGCTCTTAATCCAGCCCAATCATACATACCACTTAATTCATCTTCTTTAAGTCCCCACATTTCCCATTGGAAAATACCTTGAGATATTGGAGAACCTTCATAATGGTCATAAGTTAAACCACTTTCTTTAGCTAAATCACATGATTGTCTTAAAGCGTTGAAATAAATTGTTTCAAAAATTTCACGATTTAATTTTCTAGCTTCTGGAGAGATAAATGGTAATTTTAACATAGCATAAACATCTGCTAACCCTTGTATACCAATACCTAACGCTCTTTGTTCTAAACCACCTTTTCTTCCTTCAACAGTTGAGTATTCGTTAATCTCAACAGCAATATTTAATGATTTGGTTATTGAACGTGCAACACGACCTAAATCAACGAAATCATATTTACCATCCTTAACAAATTTTTGAACTGGGATAGATGTAAGAGTACAAATAGCTGTAGTATCCTTATCAGTTACCTCCATAATTTCTGAACACAAATTACTAGAATGAATAACACCAAAGTTTTTTTGGTTAGATTTTTCATTAGCATGGTCTTTATAACACATGTAAGGCATCCCAGTTTCAATTTGTGATTCAAGTATCTTAAGCCATAAATCATGTGCTTTTATCTTCGTACCAATCCCTAATTCAACTGCTTTATTATATTCAGCTTCATATTCATCACCATAAATTTCATAGAATGGTTTTAACCCAGCATTTTTAATGTCTTGAGGACAGAATAAATACCAATCACCATTTGACTCAACTGCTCTCATAAAATTATTAGGAATCCAAAGTGATGTGAATAAATCACGAGCTCTTAAGTTTTCATCACCAGTTTTCTTTCTAATATCTAATACATCAAAAACATCTTTATGCCATGGTTCAATATATACAGCACATGAACCAGGTCTTTTACCACGTTGGTTCCAGAATCTTAATGCTTCATTAACTACTTTTAAATATTTTAAAATACCACCAGCTTTACCATCTGAATTACCAACATTTGTTTCTTTAGAACGTATATTTGATACAGCTAAACCAATACCTTCAGCTTTTGATGATGATATTGATAATCTACCTAACATATTTAATAAACCTTCAGTTGAGTCATCTGGAACTATCGATAAATTACATGAAGCAATTTGTCCTATAGTTGTACCGATATTAATCTTGATTGGGGTAGCTGGAGATTCTTGTTGTCTACTTAAATCATTATATTTCTCAATGAAATCTTCATCATTGTTTGTTACCATAAGTGCAACCCTAACATACATATGCTGCGGTCTTTCAATAACACTACCATTAGGTAATTTCAATAGATAAATATCTTTTAAAGAACACCATCCAAAATAATCAAATTGAAAATCTCTATTATAATCAATAACCGATTCAATAAATGCTAAATTTTCTTTTACTTTATTATAATAATTATCATTTAACAAACCAGCATTATACATTTTTTTAGTTGCCTTCATGAAATTATCATCAGTTTCTTTATGTAACTTACTAATAGCAATATTAGCAGCTAACTTAGAATAATCTGGGTGATTCATCGCTAATGATTCAGCAACAACTGAAATTAAATCATCTAGTTGATTTGTTGTCATATTATCAGCTATCCCTTGAGTTACTTTAATAAACACTTCATCAGCATTTACCTTTAACCCTTCGGATTGCTTCTTAATCCTAGTAAGTATTCTGCTAGGGTTGAAATCAATCTGATTTCCATTTCTTTTAATTATTTTCATAGTTTATTTGTTTTTAAATATCTTCATCAAACGATATTGGACCGCTTAAATCAGCTGACTTATATTCTGTTGAACGACCTTCGAAGAAATTAGTTTTTGTTTTCAACGCTATTTGATTCATAAACTCAAAAGGATTTGTTGAACCGAAGTGTTTTTTACATTTCATCTGAACCAATAGACCATCTGTTACGAATTCTAAGTATTGTTTCATCAAATCAGCATTCATACCAATAAGTGAAACTGGTAATGATTCCGTAATAAATTCTTTTTCTATTTCTAAAGCTGATAAAATTATTTCAGCTATTCTTTCTTTTGAAGGTTTATTAACGATATGATTGTTAAGTAAGTGAATAGCAAAATCACAATGCATTGCTTCATCACGAGAAATAAATGTATTAGAATCACATAAACCAGGCATTAAACCTCTTGATTTAAGGTAAAAAATACTACAGAAAGAACCAGAAAAGAAAATACCCTCAACTGCCGCAAATGCGACAAGTCTTTCAGCAAATGAGTCAGATTCAATCCATTTCAAAGCCCATTCAGCTTTTTTCTTTACTGGTGGCATGTATTCAATAGCTTTAAAACATTTACGTCTATCCTCTAAATCCTTGATATATGTGTCAATTAATAAAGAATAAGTGTGACTGTGTATATTCTCCATCATAATTTGTAAACCATAGAAGAATTTAGCTTCGGTATATTGAACTTCTTTTAAAAAGTTTTCAGCTAAGTTTTCATTTACAATACCATCAGATGCAGCGAAAAAAGCTAGAACGTTTTTAATGAAAAATCTTTCATTATCAGTTAACCTATTATTCCAATGTTCAACATCTTTAGATAAATCTAATTCCTCAACAGTCCATTGTGCAGCTTGTTGTACTCTATATAAATCCCATAAATCTTCATGTATTATTGGAAATAACACAAATCTATCTGGATTGTTTTTTAATATTGGTTCCATCATTTTATTTATTTTTTTTTTAACTATTTTTTACACTTTTTCTAGCATCCATTAATGCATTTAATCTTTGTTGATTATTTTCATCAACATCTTTTTTGTGTTCTTTACGTGTAGTACCACCACCTTGCGCTTCACCCATTTCTATTTGTATTCTTGCATTGTCAAACACAATATTTGGGAAAATAATACCATCTTTACCGAAACGTGATTTAAGAATAGCCATTGTTGCTGTTCCTTCCTCTTTTTGGTCAAGTGTTTTAGCTATAGATACAATGAAGTGACCTATTTGACCTTTTTTAATTGACCCACCCATTTGATTGGCTTCAACTACCTCAGCTGAAATAGAACTTCTATTACCTTGTACAGCTGTCCATCCAGCTAAATCTAATTCAGCTAACATTGATTCAAACTGCCTCATTACAGCACCTTCACCAGCATTAACATCATCAAACTTTTTTGAAGGAGTAACGCAATCAATATAATCCAAAGTAATTAAATCTGGTCTAAACCCACTAGCTATTTGTTGTCTTATATATTGTCTAATCATAGGTATTGTTGTACCATCACTAGAAAATTTCTTAAGTCTTAACTCACCAGTATCACCTTTGGTATTACTTACCATATCTGCACACATTTGGTTTAATTCTTCCTCATGTAATGCAAGACTATTTAAATCATACCCAGACCAACAAGCTAAGTGTTTCCTTTGAATAACATTTGGCATATCCTCGAAAAATATTTGTAATACTTTTTTACCATCATTCATCGCAGTGTTACAAATCTTTGTCATCATTGTTGTTTTACCAACACCAAATGGTGCAAGTATAACAGCTAACTCACCTTTGGATAACCCACCATCCATTATCTCATCTAAACCTTTGATACCAGTTCTTATTGGTTTTCTAAAATCAACCTTTAAAACGTTTTTAATATCATGGAATACACTAATCCCATCATCTTTATTATCACCATGTTCGAGTGCTTTTCTAAGAATAGTCTCACATTGTTCGTATTCCTCTAAATTACCCCTATCGATTATTTTTTGAATCTCTTTTAATGATTTCTTTAATTCTTGTTGTTTACAGAATCGCATTGCGATATCTTGTATTTTGAAAGTATCATTTAAACTAGCTTCTTTAATCTTTCTAAGTTGCCCAAGAACAAACTTTCGTTTTATATCGTCAGTTTGTTCTTCAAGTAACCTTATTTCAATACTACCATAGTCTGGTATTATATCATCTTTTTCTTTAGCATCTTTAATTGTAGCTGCTATGATTCTCATGTATTGTTCTTCGAAATAATTTGGGTCAACGATATCAATTATTGAATTAGCAAACTTTTTATCCGTTAAGATTTGTGCCATTAATCTTAATTGGTAATCCATACCTAAATATGCTAAACTATCTTTTTCTATCTTTGCCATTTATATCTTTTCTTTTTAAAACTATTGTTATAATAAATATGTTAAACTAATCAATTAGTTACTAAATTTTCATAATTTTTTTGACTTAAATAATATCTTATCTCAGATATTATAGAAGGTATAATAGCCTTAATATCAACAGCATATCTAACTTTTGGTGGGAATAAATTACCAGAAAAACCGCCTTTTCCAACTATTTTTTTATCTACTCTAATTTCGAATTGAAAGTTATCAACCTTATCGTAATTTTGTTTGCTTGTATCCTCAGTTTGAACGATATAAGGGTTGTAATTATTCCATAAATAATCAATAGATTTATTTTTCAAATGGTTAGGGATTATCCCTAATTTACCAAAATCACCATTGTTAACACCTACAATATTATCTACAAGTTCTTTCATATCTAAAGATTTGATTGAATCCTCATTATAGTCTCTGATATTAAAGAATCTTTGACATATGATATGGTCGTTAATAAATAATGAAAACTCAAATCTTTGTTCTTCAGCTCTTCTTACATAACCACCATTTTGTGTAGTTTCTGATTTTGTTACTTCTTTTGTCATACTTGTTTTTTTTGTTTTTAAATTGTTTACCTATTTAACAGACTTTTAAATGGAATTAGGAAATCATCATATCGATATTCACCCATCTCATCTTTTAATCCATCACTCTTCATCATAACATAAATCTTTTTAAATTCTCCTTGTTCTAATGGTGTATCAATAAGATTATGTAATTGTTCGATTCCATCTTCTGTCATCATTGGTTCTTCTAAGTTTACTAGTCTATGATTTATTTCATAGATATCTTTACCTTGAACTCCTTCTGTAACTGAATTAATAATATTATCCAATATTAACAATGGTTTCTTTTTTGTGGATACTCTTTCTAACTGTTGCTTTTTAGCTTCATCTATTATCTCATTTAAAGTTAATTTTCTCTCTTTCAATACGGGGAAAAGATTTGTTAATTTTTTAACTTTTAACCCCTTGATACCTTTTATGGTATCGCTATCATCACCAATCATTGTTTTAACTAATGCGGCATTCTCATAACTATAGCAAAAGTACGAAGAAAAGTTGGTAATGTCAACATAATTCTTAATTGATTTATCACAAAAGTATATTTTAATATCTTTATTGATTAATTGAGCCATATCTCTATCGTTTGTAACAATAGTAATTGTTTCATTTTTTTTCTTATGTAAACAATAATATGCTATGTAGTCATCACTCTCTATAATTTCATGTGATAATTGTCTTACATGCATTTCCTCAAGATAAAGCCTTACTCTTCTACGTTGTTGTAGTTCTGATTCATCTATTGGTTGAGTTCCGTTCTCGTAGTCTTTGCCACGTCCACTCTTATAAGGTTTATAGATATCATATCTTAGTTTTCCGCTGAAGTTACCATCCCAAAAAACATATACTCTATGGTATAAGTCTTCAGTAAGCATTTTTCGGATAACTGTTAGAAATTGGTAAATACCTCCAATGGGTTTACCTTCTGAATTATACATTCCTTTAGCACCGAAAAAACCCGTTTTAAATAGGGCATTTCCGTCTACTAAAAGTGTATTTATTTTTTTCTCTACTTTTTCACCATTTCTTGGTGGTCTTTTGTTCATATTAGAACATTTAAAGGGTTAATACTCTACTCTCTGATGTCGTCACCTTCCATGGTTCCTTCTTCTTCACTATACTCAAGTTCTACATCATAACTAACATTTAATGCGTCATGGATGAACTTTCTATTCTTTGTTTTATACTCATCTAATTCATTTGGGTTAACATACCCATGCGGTGTAGATGCAATAGTACCATTTCTCTCAATACCAGTAACATGATTCTTTTCACATCTAATCTTAGCTTCTGTTCCGTATTGGAAATCTTGACTCAACGCTTTAGCTGTTAATTTTTTAGTACCGTGTGTTAAAATACCACCAACATGTACAATTATTCTTGAATTAAAGAACATGAATTCACCACCTTTATGTTTAACAACAACACCATTCATACTATCTAACCAAATCTTTTGAACACAAATCATTGTATTTGTAAATTCACTCTCAATTGAACGACTAGCTGGAATCTTAAAGTTAACGATAGCTTGGAAAGCACCCATTGCTCCAGCATTCCACATATTATTTGATGTATTTGAACAAGCAGATTTATAACAATTAAGTGTACCTATAGAATCCCAAAGGAAACACATATTTTTATTAATTATACCTTCTTCTTGTTTTTGAATCATTTCTGAAATGAAATATGATACATCTTCAATAACTGGCTCCAATCTAGTTGGTTTGGTCATCATTTTACTATTCTGATGGTCATAGTTTTTATATCTACTATATAAATCAGCACTTCTCATAAGGATGAAACCATCTGGTTTTTCAGTAATCTCACCAGTCTTAGGGTCAACTACTTCTTTAAATTTAACACCAATTTGTTTAGCGTGTTCTGTATTCCAGTTACCTTCAGTTTCAATAACAACAGCCATATCACCAATTTTTTGAGCACCAGCAATCGCTTCATAAAAAGCTGTTGATTTACCAGTATTTGAATAACCTCTAACCAATGAAACGAATCCTCTAGGAAAACCTGGTAATTTTAAAGCATCATGCCAAGCTTTTGATAATGGAACCCAAGTTAAATCTTTATCTTTTGGTTCTGAACTAATTTTTTCCGACTCTAAAAATGCATCTAAGTCAAATTCTTTTTTATCTGTTTTTTTTTCTGGTTTTTTTGCCATTCGTTTTTTAAGTTAATACTCACGTTATTTTAGAACAAAAAAGGAGTAATTCCTCACTCCTTTCTGTTTATTTTTTTATACCTTGACTAAAAAGGTAAATCATCTGAATTATCTTCTGTAGTAGAAGTAGATTCATCTGATATCACATCTGATGCTGATGTAATGTTAGCTTTAACATTTTCAACACCCATAGTGATTTCTTCTTCAATACCATCACCACCTTCTGTTTTTGAATCTTTATCAACAAAACACTTTGCTTCTTTATCCCATACTGGAACACCACCTTTAACAACGATTTCCATGAATTCATAAGATTTTATAGCGTAAACATCTTCCCATGTTCTAGTGTCACCTAACCATTCATTTGATAAATCAGCATCTTCAGATAAAACTGAAGGGTCAATGTGAGATATTGATGATACAGTTGGTTTATTCAACTGATTACGGTTTATATTGATTGATAAATCACGACCAGTTGTTGGATGTGTAACATCTTTTTTGATTGCTAATAGAACACCTTGGATTTTATCTAAGATACCTTCTTTTCTCCAATCATGTGCAAATCTCCAAAACTTAACACCTTCATGTTCTTTATCACGGTCAATTACTTTAACAACATAGAATAATTTAGCTCTATATTTTTTAGCTAATTCTTTATCAGAATCTTTACCAGTTGCACGTAATGCATCATGTGCTTCACAGAAAGGACATGGTTCACCTTTCTCATGCTTCAAACAAGCAATCTTAGACCATTTACCATCAATTTGAACACTATGTGCATATAACTCTGTAAAAGGGCTTGAACCATCTTGTGTTGGTAAGATACGAATTGTTTTAGTTGCAGACTTTACTTTATCATCGATAAAAGTGTTAAAGTAGTTTGCTAAATCATAAGTTTTAGCTTCAGTTTTTGTGTACTTAGGTTTGTTGTTTTCCTCGTACTGTGCTAACATTGCTTCTAGCGGATTTTTTGTTTCACTCATTTTTCTTGTTTTATTTATTTGTTTATTATTTACTTGTTTACTTATACAAATATACTACATAATGCGTGAAAAGTCAAGCAAAATACATCATTATTTCACTTTATTTTTAACTACTTTATCAAGTATTTTTACAAATGTACTAACCTTTTTTATGGTTTGCAAGTAAAAATAAAAAATAATTATATAAAACAAAAAAAAAGACCTATTATTAGGTCTTTTTATTGGTTAAATTATTTATATTTAAATATCTTCTTCATCATATTCATCTTCATCTTTAACAGTGAAGCTTTGTTTAACATCAGCTTCTGAATATGAATTATCAACATCATCTTGTGTTAATATATATTCTTCTTTTTCATTATCCATAACATCATATGGTCCTTCTTTATCAGCCCAATAATCAGTTAATTTTTGTGAATAAGGATATGAACTTAAAGAACGCATCTCCAATTTCTCAACTGGTGTTGGGTTTCTTTTAACGATTTCTTTTTCTAATTCAGATATTTTATCACTTACAGCGTCCATACTTGAAATCTTAGATTCCAAATCAGATAATTTTTGCATTAATAATTCAGAATTTCTACTAGCTCTATCAGCAGCTTCTTTAGCTTCTTCAGAACCATTAACTAATTCAGTAACGTCAACCTCAATACCATCATCTACTGGTTCTTCGATTGG